GCGCTGAGCGGCTTCTTCACCAACTGCGGCTGGGAGGCCAACCCGCGCCGCCGCATGCGCCTGCGCCGCGACAACTTCTCGAACTTCATGGCCAAGCTGGTCGAGGACAGCCTGATCATGGATTCGGCGGCCATCGAGACCGAGTACAAGCGCAACCGCGAGCTCGGCATGGATGGCATGTACGCCGTCGACGGCGCCACGATCCGGCTGTGCAGCGAGCAGGGCTACCAGGGCGATGACGAGCTGTTCGCGCTCCAGGTCATCGATGGGCAGATCCGGGCCGCCTACACCTACGACGACCTGATCTATGTGCCGCGCAACCCGTCCACCAGCGTGCTGGCGGGCGGCTACGGACAGTCCGAGACCGAGCTGCTGATCCGCACGGTGACCGGCTTTTTGAACGCCTTCACCTACAACACCCGCTACTTCGATTCGAACTCGATCCCGAAGGGCCTGCTGCACCTGCACGGCGACTACTCGCAGGAAGACCTGGCGGCCTTCAAGCGCATCTGGAACGGCATGGTGCGCGGCATCAACAATGCCTGGGCGCTGCCCGTCATGGTCTCGAAGAACAGCGAGTCCAAGGCCAGCTTCGAGAGCTTCAACAACGACGTCAGCGACGTCCTGTTCGGGAAGTGGATGACCTTTTTGACTGCAATCATCTGCGCGGTCTACGGTATGTCGCCCGACGAGATCAATATCGAGAGCTTCACCACGGGCGCCTCGACGTTGTCGGGCAGCGACACCGAGGAAAAGCTCATCAGCTCGAAGGACAAGGGCCTGCGCCCGCTGCTCGCGCACTTCGAGGACCTGTTCTCGGACTACGTCGTGTCGGACTTCGGCGACCAGTATGTGTTCCGCTGGACCGGCCTGGATGACGAGGACCCCAAGACCGCTTGGGACAAGTTCGTGTCCACCGCCACGGTCAACGAGGCGCGCAAGGCCCAGGGCCAGGACTCGGTCAAGGAGACGTGGGGAGATGCGCCGCTGAACCCGGTGCTGGTGCCAGTGTGGCAGCAGGAGAACCAGGCCAACAGCGAGGACTTCGGCGATCCCGACGAGGATACCCCGCCCGGCGGCGAGTTTGGCGGCAGCGATGCCGACGGCGACCCGAAGGGCGACGACCAGGCGGACCAGCAGCAGGAAGACGCCGCCGAGCCCACCGATGAGGGCCCGGACCTCGTCAAGTCGTTCGGCCTGCCGGTGTTCCGGATCGAGGTATGAGCGAGAAGCCGATGCCCACCGGGCAGCACCCCAAGCGCGCCGGCGTGCACCGTGGCGACGAGGTCTACTACGACCATCCGCGCGGCGCGCGCTCGGGCACCGTCCTGGCCCACGGCGAACACGGCTGCACGATCCAGTGCGGCCAGCAGCGCCACAAGGTGAAGTGGGACCGGATTCTCGGTCACAAGAAGCGTTCCGAGCAGCACTACGCCTTGGTCGAGGATGGCGAGGACGGCATGGTGGTGGCCGACAAGGCTGGCCGCCGGCGCTTCATCGGCACCGTGCCTGATCAGACCCCGGAGCGGGTAATCGTCAAGTCTTTCTCGGCCGACAAAAAATAATAATGGTTGCGCTATTTTGAATAATACTGTGCTACTATTCGTTTCGTGGTGTAGCGCAGTTGGCAGCGCGCCGGGCTCATAACCCGGAGGTCGCAGGTTAAAGTCCTGCCACCGCAACCAATTCCCCCCTGTTCGCTGCTTTGCTGCCGTTGGCCCGGGCCGGGTTGGGGCGGCAAGGCGGCAACTGACACCTCCCCCCGGAAGCGCATCGACCCGGAAACCGGCGAGCGCAGGCGCAGCGCAATCCGCATAAGTCGCCACCCAGAACCCCGCTTCGGCGGGGTTTTGTTTTTAGTTCCAAGAATTTTGCGACGATTTGTAATTTATTGAGCAGTGATCGACGTTTATCGCGAATTGGACGCAACAATATGTACGGCAATTTTGCCATTCATCTCCAAGGACTATTATGTCTCTCGTCAGCGAGCCGTTCAACGGCTCTGGTATTGGCAGTGAAGTCGTCGGCATCCAGGGGAACATCACGGTGTGGAACGGCAAGCGGGTCGGTTTCCGCTACCGCGCCCGCCATGACGGCGCCCTGAAGTCGGTGTCCGTCCACGTGAAGGGCGAGATCGTGGCGGGCGTCACCCCCACGACGTCCTCGTCCGGTGCAACCTATGGCTATGGAACGCGCGGCAACCTGCGCGCCCGTGTTTACGCCGACAACGGCAGCGGCTCGCCGAATCTGAGCAACGAAGTGGCGCGCTCGGCGAACAAGACCGGCCTGCCCTCGGATAACACGGTTCTGACCTTCGACCTGTTTACTCCGGGATCTGGCACTACCGGCCTCGGCACCGGCCGCTTCACCCAGGTCGCCGGACAGCGGTACCACGTGCTGTTCGAGAACGACGCCGCCAACAACCACCTGAATTTCTCGTCCGTGAACTACGCGCACTGCCGCCACGGCCCGCGCATGGTCACGCCCCGTCAGCCCTGGAGCCCATACTTCGACGACGAAATCTCCTGGACCTTCATGCCTGGCGACACGCCGGCCGAAAGCCCACGCCACCAGCCCAGCTTCCAACTGGAGGTCGAGGTCTCCAACCCGGTGGTGCATTGGGGGCCGATCAACATGTTGACCCACACGAACCTGGAGCAGGCGACGGGCAGCGCCATCGGCGGGATCTACCAGATCAACGCCGCCAACGGCCTGATGCTGCGCCAGAAGTTCGCGGTGCCCAAGGACATGTCGATCAGCAAAGTTCGCATCATGCCCGCCTGGTTCGGTCCGTCGAACGGTACCGGCAACCTGCTGGTCAGGCTGAAGAACTCGTCCGGCACGGTGCTCGCCACCGCCACCTACACGCCGGCCGACGGTATGTGCGTTGGCAGCACCTACAAGAACCCGTGGAGCGACTCCACGGCCATGCCCGACCCGCTCCAGTTCGTGGACAAGAGCTTCAGCTCGACGGTCAACCTGTTGGCGTCGGCCTCCCACTACTTCCTGGAGTTCTCCCAGGCGTCGGGCGGCAACATCACGTGGTTCAATGCGGTCCACGAGGATGCGGCCGAGAAGGGCTACTTCGACGGCCGGACCGATCCGGCTCCGGAAAGCTGGGCGCCCACGCCAGCTCTGGCGGCTGTCGCCCAGGCCGAGTGGTCGAAGGACAGCGGCTCGACGTGGCAGCTCTGCTCGATCTGGAATGCTTCGACCAGCAACGCGAACGAGGTGCGCGCGCGCCTGCTCCCCTAAAAAAGGACCGCCTGGGCAAAAAATTACCTTTACGTAATGATTCGCTCAGGTTAGGACGCATGTGTGTCCGGGCGGCTTGTTCTTGGTGCTCTCGCCCGGACACATCTTAGACCCTGACCTGTGTGTGTTCGTATTCCATAGTTGTGCCTTGCGATCGTCATTCCGATGGCGATCGCGTTGTTTCAACTTTCCTCATCTTGACTTCCATTCTCGCGCCGCTCAGCCATCCCCCCCAAGCTGAGCGGCGTTTTTTTGTCGTGATGCCACCATGGCCTTGCTTGACAGCCATGTGCGGGCGCCCAGCCGGCGGTGGCGCGTAACACCGGCAGCAGGCCATGCGGCAGCCTCCGGGCGCATCCTCCCCGCAGGGGCCTGCCGGCAGCGGCCCGGCGTTTCATCGTCGGGCCGCCGTCGTGATTGCATGCTCTGTCCATGGGCATCTTCCTCGACCTCATCCACCTGTCGCCGGAGCAGACCGATCGCGCGATCGGCTACATCCTCAAGGCCGTGCACGACCATGATGGCGATGGCGACGAGCCGCACGAATCGCCGTTCATCCGCCGCCTGATCCAGCTTTTCATGGAGCGTGGCTTGCAGCGCATCGACGCCGTCCAGTCCGAGCTGACGAAGTGGCAGGCTGGCAAGTACCACGCCAAGGGCGTCGAGGTGCCCCTCAAGCCGCCGGGCGCCATGGTACGCTGGACCGAAGCCGAGCTCGACCTCGTGCGCATCTACCTGCGCGCGCTGCCGCCCGAGGCCTGGACCATGGCCGACCACATGATGCTGGTGGACTTCCTGTTCCAACGCTACCTGCCGGCCGACGACCTGCGCACCGAGGCGGAATGGATGGCCACGCGCTCGTCGCTGATGGGCAAGGTGCAGGCCAACCTCGACCACGAGCCGTCGCTCAAGCAGGCCGACGTCATCCTGGCGGCGCTGCCCAACACGGCCGCCCAGGCCGCCGAGCAGTTCCTGCTGTCGCCCATGCAGCAGGCCGTGCTCGAGATCGGCCAGGCCAAGGCCGCCGAGTACGTGACGCGCTTTTCCGACGAGGCCCGCGCCAGGCTGCGGTCGGTCATCATGAAGGACGCCGAACAGAAGATGCTGGCCGTGCGCGGCGTGCCGGATTCGGCGCTCCAGACCAAGCTGTTCGACACCTTCGCCGCGATGAACCGCGACTGGCAGCGCATCGCCGTCACCGAGGCCGGAAACAACGCGCTGGTGGGCTTCATTGCCAGCCTGAAGCCCGGCACCAAGGTGCGTCGCGTCGAGCGCTACGTGAACGTCTGCCCGAACTGCCGGCGCATCGACGGCAAGGTCATGACCGTGGTGGACCCGGCCGACCCGAACAAGAACCCCGACACCGACATCTGGGTCGGCAAGGACAATTTCGGCCGCTCGGCCTCGCCGAAGAAGCGCGTGGGCGACGAGCTCGTGGACCGCACGCCCGATGAGATGTGGTGGATCCCGGCCGGTCTGATGCACCCGAACTGTCGCGGGCGCTGGGTGCTGGCCGAGCCCGACGCGCACCCCGGGGATGATCCCGAATTCGCCGCCTGGCTGCGCGAGCTGCTGGACCCCAACAAGGAGACGGCGTGATCCTGTTCCTGAAGGCTCACCACGGCGCCATGGCAGCCGGCTGGACGCCGCCCACGCAGGCCCAGGCCGAGGCCGGCAACTACCTGAAGCCGCGCATCCGCTGGAACGGGCTGGAGATCGCCATCGAGAACCCGGCCGGCTCCACCCGATCAGGGCAGGACCGCAGCGGCAACCGCTGGTCGATCACCATGGCGCACCCCTACGGCTACGTCGTTGGCAGCATGGGCGTCGATGGCGACCCCGTGGACGTCTATGTCGGGCCGGATGCGTCGGCGCCCATGGTCTACGTGATTCATCAGCGCCGTGTGGGCGATTGGGTGGTCTATGACGAGGACAAGTGCATGATCGGTTTCGGTAGCGAGGATGAGGCGCGCCACGCCTTCCTGCAGCACTACACCGACCCGCGCTTCCTCGGGCCGATCACGGCCATGCCGGTCGATGAGTTCGTGGCCAAGGTGCGCGCCACGCGCGAGCGGCCGGCTATGATCAAGGCCGTCATCCGCTGATCTGGCGCCGGTACTGGCCTGGTGTGCAGCCCAGGACATGCCGGAAGGCGTCGTTCATGTGGCTCTGGCTGGCAAAGCCGCTGGCAAAAGCGACGTCGGCGAAGGACCGCATCTTGCCGTCCCGAATGAGGCCCTGCGCTCTGATCACGCGCCGCTCGATGATGAACCGGCGCGGCGGAACGCCCACAACATTTTTGAAGGACCGGGCGAAATGGTAGGGGCTCAAATGGGCCACGCCTGCCAGTTCGGCGATCATCATGGGCTCGGCGAGATTCGCCTCGATGTACTCGACCACGCGGTGGATCCGATCGTGAAGTGGGCGGTCATCGCTTGGTGGAGGCCGATCCGCGTACCAGCCACCGGTCCTCGTCACCAGTGCGTGCGTCAGGTGGTCAACCAGCATCTTGTCGTCGTCGGCGCGGCTGGCGAGCATCACCGCCCGCGTCAGGTGCGCGGCGAGCGGGTCGTCTACGTTGAGCATCTCCCGCACATCAGGAGGACGCGGCTTGCCAAATGTCTGCCGGTAGATTTCGTCTGGAATGCGCAACGCGGCAAAACGTACGTCCTCCTGTGAGCCTGCCTCGACATCGATCCGCATCCCGGCGGGGATGAACGTGGCCTTGCCGGCCTGGTAGGTGATGGGTTGCGGCGGCCCCTCGATGCCAATCTTGCCATCGAAATCCACCAGCGGGAGGAATAGTTTGTTGTGATGCGGGTACTGGAAGGTGCCAGTACGGTTCTTCACACCATGTATCGCCACCAGTCCATTGTGGAACACCACGGACCTTGGCCCTCGAGTCGGCACCGAAACCTCCTTTAGGTTGCGTAACCCGCAGATCACCTGCGTGGTTTCGCTTGTGGTTACGGCCTAACTACTTGATATGTATATGAAAAACCAATTCTGTAACCATGAAACCAATTTTTCAGGAGAAAGAGATGTATAGACATTGTGCGCGCGTGTGTGCGCATGCGCGTACGATGCGCATGATGTATATCTATAAATAATAATAAACTGGTTACGTGGTTATATTTATATATAAGATCATGATTTTATTGAGATTTCCGCGTAACCAAAAACGCAACCAAGCCGCAACCGGCTGGTTGCAGTAACCGGGGGTGGGGCTGGCCGCGTCGTGACCGCTGGATCGACGTTAGAATCCCAGCATGAAAATGCTGCATATCGTCCCTCGAAGCGTCGCGAAGGCGCGCGGCTATCGCCTCTACTGCACTGGTGAGGCTTGCTTGCAAGGGCACCTGTGCGAGCGATTCACCGTGAACAAGCGATGCGTCTTCTGCAAATGGGATGCCGATAAGGAACGGGCAGCCAGACCTGAGCAGAAGACAGCGCGCCGCGCCTACGACCGGGAGCGCTGGGAGAAGGACCGGGATGCGCTGCAAGCCAAGAATCTTGACTACTATGCAGCCAACAAAGACCGGGTGAACGCCCAGAAGCGAGCCTATTGGGCAGACAATTCCGACAGAATGAAGGCGGCGCGCACGCGGTGGTCGGCCAATAACAGGCACGTTATCCAGGAACTGAATCGCCGCCGCAAGGAGCGCATCGCACTCGCCACGCCACCATGGGCAGATCGGGAACAGACCCGGGAAGTGTATCGGCGCGCGAACGAGCTGACGGCCCTCACTGGCGTCCAGCATCACGTCGACCATATCGTTCCGCTTACGGGCGAGAACGTGTGCGGTCTGCACGTTCACTGGAACCTTCAGCCGCTCCCTGCCGCCGACAACATCGCAAAGTCCAACAGGCTGCTGGAGCATTCAGATCGTCGTGACCGCACCATGCCTGAATGCGACACCGCCACCACATCCATGACCTGCTAAAGGCCCAGGCGCTCGGCCCTGGAGAAAGATGGATAACCGTTACGCCGCCCGGCCACGAGAAGGGCAGCCCGGTGCTGATCCGGGAGAACCCCGACGGCTCCGCGCACATCATCGGCGGCGCCGGTGGCAAGCTCACCGGCCTGCGCATCCACCCGTCCAAGCCTGGCGAGACTGCCTCGGACGCCGCCAAGCGCCGCCAGGAGGCCCGCCGCAAGGCCAAGGCCGACCGCGTGGCCCAGGACAAGGCCAGCGGCCTGCACGAGGCTAAGCAGGAGGCCAAGAAAGGCCTACGCGAGCAGCGCGTGGCGGCCGAGAAGGAGTTCATCGAGACCGTCGCCAAGGCGAAGGGCTGGGACCCGGCCACACTGGCGTTCGACCCGTCCAAGTACACCGACCTCACGCCGCAGGCGCAAAAAGCCCTGGAGGGCCGCCACCACCGCGAGATGCTGGCGGCGGCGCACGCGGCCGCGCGCGAGGCCGGCGACCAGGCGCGCCTGGACCACCAGGGCCGCGCCGATGAGGTCGGGGAGATCCCGCTCGAATCGCAAGACCCCGGCGTGCTGTCGGTGGCGGACCTCGACCCGATGAAGCAGACCGACGGCGGCCTAGGCTTCGCCGCCGACTACGGCAAGCGCGCCGCCGAGGCCGGGCTGTCGAAGGAAGCACTGGCCGCCGATCTGGCCCAGGCCAAGGAGGCGAAGCTCGCCGCGATGACGCCCGAGCAGCGGGCCCAGGCGCTGGCGCGCGGCGAGGCCAAGGCCGTGCTCGCGCAGGAGCTCGACGCGCTGCGCGACACGCCGCTGTTCGACCCGAAGGGTGCTGAGAAGCAGGCCGACATGAAGGCGGCGCTGGACATCCTCAAGGCCCGCAAGAAGCTCCAGCTCATGCAAAAGCAGGCGGCGGCGGCCGGGCAGGAGATCGACGAAAGCACCGCGCTGCCCAAGGCCTACGCGCTTGTGGTGGCCGACGACGCCAACGTGGACGAGGCCGTGCGCGCCGACATCGAGAACGACCTGCGCACGGCCGCCGCGCGCTCGTTCCTGTCGGAGATCGACCAGCACGACCGCAACGCGCTGGGCCGGCACATCGGCGTCGGCGCCTTCAACGCGATCAACTCGCTGTCGCTGACCGTGGCCGGCGAGGGCGTCATGGACCGCTCGGTGGTCGACGTGCTGGGCGTGGCCGGTGCTGCGCAGGTCATGGCGCGCCGGCTGCGCGCGGGCCTCTCGCCGGAGGCCTTCGAACAGGTCCGCTCGGCCCTGGAGGACTTCCACGCGGACACCTATGCCAAGGCCACGGCCGAGGCGCTGACGCAGGCCAAGGGCTGGCACGAGATCGCCGCCGGCATCGAGCTGCCCGAGGCGGTCGAAACCGGCACCGACATGCAGCACGCCCAGGACCTGAACGCCAAGCGGCGCGACGCGATCGGCGAGGCCCGGCGCATCCTCGGCACCGTGCTGGGCGAGACCGAGGCCAACGCCGCGCTGATCGCGGCCATGCAGGCCCCGGCGCGGGACAAGCTCGAAATCCCCATGGGCAAGATGCAGGAGGGCGTCGTGATCACCCAGGCGGCAGCGCTGGGGCTGGAGAAGGGCGACTACGCGATCGAGCGCGTCGGTCCCGAGCTGATCCTCACCGTCAACGCCGCTGGCCAGGAGCGCCTGGCAAAGCCGATCGAGCGCGAGGACCTGGCGCAGCTCAAGCGCAGCCAGGCCATCATCAGCGGCTCCGCCGACGAGGATGGCTGGCTGCCGCTAGGCTTCGCCTCGCGCCCCGACTTGGCGACCGACGCGAAGCCTGGCGTGGCCGCCCGCCTGGCGCGACCGTTCGACCCGTCTGGCGGCGACCTGCAGGAGGCGCTGCGCGACTATATCGGCGGGCGCATGGCCGATGGCGACGCGCCGGCCGACATCCTGGCCGACGTCCTGTCGGCGGACATGATCAAGAAGGCGGGCGACGCGAAGGCCTACCAGGCCGCCGTCGATGCCGTGGCGCCGCTCAAGGACAGCAAGGGCAAGGCGCTGACCGCCGACGCCATGGCGCCGGCCTTCGACAAGTACGCGGATGCCTTCGTCGAGAAGGCCTACGGCGGCGAGCGCTCCACGCTGAACCGCCAGAACTTCGCCATGGACCAGGTGTCCACCGAGGCGCTGCACCGCGCGCTTTCCGACCATCCGGACGGCGTGGCCGCCTACAAGCAGGTCGGCGACCTCACGCCCCAGGACCAGCGGGCGCTGCGCGACTACTTCGCCAAGAACGTGGCGCGCGAATCAGCCGAGACCGCCACGCTGCGCGCGCGGGTCGAGGAACTGGACGCCGCCGAGCCCGAGCGCACCACCACCGACATGTTCGGGGACACCGTCACCAACCCGGCCTGGTCGCAGTGGAAGACCGACCGCGACGACGCGGCGGCCGCCTACAACAACTCGTCCCTGTCCTGGGGCAAGTACGTGAAGTCGATGCGCGGCACCGCGCGCGCCTACGAATCGATCCAGGACGTGATCCGCTCGGAGGTGACCAGCCGGTTCGCCGAGCACTACAACCGGCTGCGCCCCGACGCCGCGCTGAAGGTCGGCCGGGCCAGCATCCGCAACAACCTGGCGCACCTGGACACCGTGGATCCGGCGGCGCGCGCCGCGCGCGCGGCCAAGGAGGCGGCGCTGCGCGACAGCCTGCGCGAGCGCGTCGGCGGCAAGTATGCGAGCGGCTCGGTGCTGGACAAGCTGGACGCCGCCCACGAGCAGCAGGCCGCCTTCGAGCAGGCCCAGATGAGCTTCTTCTCGTCGGATGATGGCCCGGCGGCAGAAGATGCCCCGCTGCGGCCCCTGGCGGCCGACGAGCGCCACACGATCGGGCACGCCGCCGAGAACCAGATCGCGAAGATGATGAGCGTGGTGGGCCAGAACTTCAAACCGGGCGAGCCGGTCAAGCTCTGGAACCCGTCGATGTCGGGCAAGTATGCCCCGCAGCAGCGCGCCATCAAGCTGCTGGAGGCCAACAAGCGGCTGGGCGGCGCGCTGGGCGCAGGATCCGGCAAGACCGCGATCATGCTGGGCGGCTTCTCGCACCTGCACAGCAAGGGCAAGGTCAAGCGCGCGCTGATGCTGGTGCCCTCGATCGTGCAGGGCCAGTTCGCCGGCGAGGCGCTGCGCTACCTCCAGCCGGGCAAGTACAAGTGGCACATCCAGCCGGGCGCCTCGCGCGACGAGCGCATCGCCGCCTACAAGGACCCGGAGACCCACTTCGCCGTCATGACGCACCAGTCGTTTCGCGACGATGCGATCCACCTGGGCGCCAAGCACGCCGGCATCGACGAGGCCACTATGGCTGATCGGGTCGCCTCGATGAGCCCCGATGCCCGCAAGGAGTGGATGCGCGCCGTCATGGAGAAGGAGGGCATCAACTTCGACATGACCATGGTCGACGAGGCTCACGAGACCGTGAACCGGGCCGGCAAGGAGAACTCGTCGCTGGCCAACGTGACCGACGCCCTGTCGGACAACACGCCCTACTACGGCTATTTCTCGGGCGACCCCATCAAGAACGACGCCTCGGAAATCCACTCGGTGCTCTCGAAGCTGGACCGCAAGCGCTACGGCGATCGCGCGACCTTCATGCGCAAGTACGGCGCCGACACCCTGGGGTCCAAGGAGGCGCTGCGCCGCGAGATGAGCCGCTACGTGTTCCCCAACCGGATCAGCTCTGGCGTGAACGCGGAGCGGCAGACCGTGCAGGTCGAGCTCACCGGCGGGCAGAAGCAGGCGCTGGCCGAGCTCGACAAGCACTTCTCCGCCGCGCGCCTGGCGCGCATGCGCGGCAAGGTCGACGTGGACGCGGTCAAGGCGATCTCGCCCGGCTCGTTCGAGGGCGTGCCGGAGGACCAGCACCAGGCGCTGGCCGAGAAGCTCCAGAAGTCGATCGGCATCCTGAAGAACGCGGCCACCCGCCGTGTCATCAACTCGCACCCGGACAACGCCAAGATCGACGAGATGGTCAAGCAGGTGCAGGTCCGGCCGGACAAGCAGGGCGTGGTGTTCGCCCACGCGCGCGCCGACATCGAGGCGATCAAGGCTCGGCTCGAGGCGGCCGGCAAGCGGGTGGTGACCATCACCGGCGCCGACAGCGCTGCCGAGAAGGACCGCAAGCGCAAGCTGTTCAACCCGGAGAAGGGCGAGGCCCAGGCCGACATCCTGCTGGCGTCCGACGCCGGCGCGGTCGGCATGAACCTCCAGTCCGGTCGCTACCTGATCCAGCACGACGTTCCGGATACCGCCAAGACCCACGGACAGCGCAACGCGCGGATCGATCGGCTGGGTCAGAAGAACGACGTCGAGCTGATCGACCTCGTGGCCAACCACCGGGAAGAACACCGCGCGCGCGACCGGCTGTCGAAGAAATACGCCCTGCGGGACCTGATGACCTCACCGATGGAAGGCCTCGATGACACGGGGCTTGCTTGGTACATCAAGCAGAAGCAGCTCGCCGAGGCGGGACAAACGTAAAAAAATGAGCAATAATAGGCCCATGAATACCCTGCGCAAATTCTCTCTTGCCGTCCTGACCATCGCGGTGCTGGCGCTCCTGCTGGCACCGGCCGCTGCATTTTCGGCAGATGCCGGCGCCTGCTACTCGATCGCCGATCCGGACCAGCGCGCCTTCTGCCTGGCCAAGGCCCACAAGGACCCGGGCCGCTGTTACTCGATCAAGGACCAGGCGCTGCGCGCCGAGTGCCTGGCGGAAACCCGGTGATGAGCACGGACGACCTGCGCCGTCAGCTCGCCGACCTGGCTGGCCTTCAGGCCAAGACCGACGCGGCCGAGCGCCAGATCCTGTCCAGCGCGCAGCAGCGCCTGGGCACGGTGAACGCCATGCTGAAGCTGGCCGAGCCGGGCGCGCGCCAGGGCGACCCGAACGCCCAGGCGCAGTATCAGGCGCTGGTGCTGGAGCGCGGCGAGCTGAGCATCGTGATCGCCAAGGCCCGCCAAGCCCTGGCGTAGCTGCCGCGCATCGCCCTGCAAAGGCCGCCTCCGGGCGGCTTTTTTTGCTTTTCGGTGCACGCATGCCTGGGTCGTGACGGCACCATTCGTGGCATGCGTTCAGACGAACAACTGCTCGGGCAAGTCCCCGACTACATCAGCTTCGAGTCCATGCTGAAGGCCACCCCGGCCGAGGAAGCAGGGGAGCGCTTCATCTATCTGGAGGCCTCGCGGGAGGAACGCGACCAACAGAACGAGATCGTGCTGCAAAAGGCGCTGGGCGATTCGGCCGACCACTTCATCAAGTTCGGCAACATCGACATCGACCACAAGACCATCCCGGCGGTAGCCCGCCGGCTGGGCATCTCCGATCCGGAGATGTGGGAAGTCGGCGCACCCGTCGAGGTCAAGTTCCGCGACGGCGCCACCTTCGTCAAAGCCAAGCTGTACAGCGGTGACACGCCGCTGGCCGGGCGCGCCAACATGGTGTGGGACAGCATGACCCGGCTGAACCCGCCCAAGCGCTGGTATCCGAGCGTCGGCGGATCGGTCCTGGAGAAGGCCGTCCGCATCGACCCGGCCACCAAGGAGCGCGTGGCCGTCGTGTCCAAGGTCCGCTGGACCAACCTCGCCATCAGCCAGCAGCCGGTGAACCAGCACGTCGGCGGCATCTCCACGGTGCCGTTCGGCGCCCTGGCGAAGTCCTGGGTGGGTGGCGAGCTGATCATCTCGAAGGCGTTGGAGGCCGGCTACGGCTCCGACGTTTCGCAACTGACGGGTGGCTCTGCCATGCGCATCCAATCTCTGGATGGCGTGCCGCAGAGCTACACCGAGTTCCGCGACAGGTTTGCCAAGAAGTTCCTCGACGGTGTGTCCGGTATGGGCAAGAGCACCGAAGATATGGCGGCCTTTTGTGGGCGTGAATTTGGCCTTTCGTCCGACGAGGCGGCTGAATGGGTTTCGCGCTTTCTGCGCGATCTGAAAACTGGACTTAGGAGCAAACCATGAGCATGCAAGAGCTTCTGGCGACGCTGAAGACGATTGAAGCTGACGAAACCGCTCAGCTTGCGAAGTCGCAGGCCGCCGCCGAGGACCCCGCTACCACCCCGGCGCCGGCCACCCCCGCCGCCGATCCCGCCGCCGATCCCGCCGCTGACCCCGATGCGGACCCGGACGCCGATCCCGACACGGACCCCGACGCCGATCCCGAGGTGCTGGGCAAGTCGTTCAGCTTCACGCTGGAAGACGGCACGGTCATCGAGGCCCAGGACGGCACCGAGCTGGTCAAGTCGCTGATCGGCCAGGTCTCGGCGCTCAAGACGGCCAACCAGACCCTCGAAAGCGAGGCGTCCGAAGCCATCGGCGGTGCCCTCAACCTGATCAAGTCGCAGGGCGCGCGCCTGGAGAAGGCCGAGGCGCTGATCAAGTCGCAGGCCGAGCAGCTCGCCAAGCTGGGTGGCGCCGGCCGTGGCCGCATCTCGACCGTGAGCGTCGCCGACAAGGTGCCCGCGAGCACGCTGGCGAAGTCGGCGCGCGCTGAAGAAGAAGGCCTGACGCCGCGCGAAGTCCTCGCGAAGTGCCAGACCGCCCTCCAGGCCGGCAAGATCACCGGCATGGATGCCGTCCGCATCGAAACCTCGATCAACCAGGGCATCGCACCGCCGGCGGATGTGCTGGCCAAGATCGCCTAAAAACCACAGTCCGCCTTCTCAGGAGCATCCATGGACTTTCTCAATAACACGGGCCCCGGTGTCACTGCGGGCGACATGAGCACCGACGAACTGGCGCAGCTCCAGAAGTCGCTCGAGGCCGGCTACGGCTCCGAGATGAGCAACCTGACCGGTGGCTCGGCGCTGCGTATCCAGTCCCTGGACACCACGCTCCAGGCCACGGTGCAGGACAACGAGCACTTCGCCCTGTTCAACGCGCTGCCCAAGCCCAAGGCTACGGCGGTGCTGGACGAGTGGACCGAGCAGTCGTCGATCGGCGGCTTCGAGGGTGACTCGTTCAACGACCAGGACGGCGCTGCCGCCGAGGCCAATGGCGAGTACGCCCGCCGGGTCGGCCGCGTGAAGTACCTGACGACCTACCGCAAGATCCCGATCGTTCTGTCCACGCAGAACAACATCGTGGACCCGGTGGCCACCGAGCAGGTCAACGGCGCCAAGCAACTGCTGACCTCGATCGAGTTCAGCCTGTTCGAAGGCGACGAGGATGTCACGCCCAAGGCCTTCGACGGTATCGCCAAGCAGATCGAGGGCCTGGGCTCGGTCGATCACGTGATCAACATGGACGGCCAGGCCCTGTCGGCGGTCGATCCGGTCATGAAGGCCGCTGAAACCGTGTTCGGCTTCGGCAACTTCGGCAAGATCACCGACCTGTACATGCCGCCCTCCGTTCAGACCGACCTGAACAACAAGCTGGACCCGGCCTTCCGCGTCGCGCTGGACAACAGCCCGAACAGCATCACCTACGGCACCCACGTGCGCGGCATCCAGACCTCCTGGGGCGCCGTCGCCACGCGCAACGACGTGTTCATCCGCGACGAGAAGCGCAAGCAGCCGTTCCAGCTTCGTGGCGGCCAGCACGCGGCGATCGCCACGAAGAACGACCCGTTCAAGCCGGCCTCGGTCACTGGCGTGGCGGCCGCTGGCAGCCCGGCCTCGAAGTGGAAGGCGTCGCGCGCCGGCGAGTACCGCTACGCGGTCACCGGCATCAACCACAACGGCGAATCGACCGCCGTGGTGTCGGATGCCGTCACTGTGGCCGCCAACGGCAAGGTCACGCTGACCATCGGCCGCTCGTCCTCGCAGGCCGAGACCGGCTATGTGATCTACCGCAGCCGTCAGGATGTGGTGACCGGTGAGCTGTCCGACATGCGCGAACTGGCCCGCGTGCCGGCCTCGGGCTCGGCCACCACGGTCTACGTGGACGAGAGCCAGAGCATCCCGGGCTCGACCAACGCCTACGCGCTGAACCTGTCGGCTTCGGACCACGCCATCGCCTGGCGCCAGTTCCTGCCGATGCTGAAGATCCCGATGGCGGCGGTCAACTCGCCGATCATCCCGTGGCTGCAGATGATCTGCGGCTACCTGCGGATCACCAAGCGCAACCAGCATGTTCTGATCAAGAACATCGTACCGCTCGGCTCGGCCTGGCGTCCGTTCACCGCCGAGTAATCGCCGGTGGGCTCGGGGCGGCTCCGGCCGCCCCGTTTTACTTAGGAGGCATCGTGCCCGAACTGTTGAAAGTCATTCGCATGCGTCCCGGCCTGCTCACGCCCATCAACGGCGTGAAGTTCGAGCCCTACGAAGACGCGTCCATTTCCGAGCCCATCACGCGCGAGATGGCCGATCTGTTCCTGGCTGTCCCCGGCTACGTGCTCAACGGCGCCGTTGACCCCGACGCCCAGGCCAGGGCCGACCAGGCCGCAGCCGAGGTCAAGCGCCAGGCCGACGCGGCCGCAGCCGCTGCCGCCCAGAAGGAGGCGGACGAGAAGGCTGCCAAGGAAGCTGCCGACAAGGAAGCTGCCGAAGCGGCCGCCAAGCAAGCCGCTGACAAGGAAGCCGCCGAAGCTGCGGCCAAGGAAGCCGCCGAGAAAGAGGCCGCTGAGAAGGAAGTCGGCGAAAAGGCCGCAGCCGAGGCTGCTGCCAAGCCCGATGCGGGCAAGGAGGCGAAGGCCAAGGGCGGCTCTCGCGCCAAGGCCACCGATAAGGCTGCGGACGCCAGCAATGGCGACGCCGAGGTTTTCTAAGGAGCCATCATGTCTGACACCCCCTTCTTCAAGACCAACGTCCGCGAGCTGCTGAACAACATCAGCCCCGGCGCCGCGAAGGCGCTGCTCGGCGACATCATCGTCGGCCTGCAGGAAAAGGTTGCCGAGCTCGAGCAGTCCAGCGGCGAAGGCGGCTCGGTCACGGTCGATACCCTTTCGGGCGCGACCGCCGTTGGCCGCAGCGTGATGAAGGCCGCCGACGGGGCTGCGGCGCGCACGGCGATCGGTGCTGGCACATCCAGCCTGGCGCTCGGCACCACCGCCTCGACGGCCAAGGCCGGCAACTACCAGCCCACGGCGGCCAACATCAGCGACGCCAGCACGATCGGCCGCCAGATCCTCACGGCGGCCGACGCGGCGGCCGTGAAGACCTTGCTGGGCATCTCCTAAGCAAGCCGCCCCGGCTGCCCGGGGCTTGTTCCTGGTGGCTGCCTGTACGGGGCCACCATCCTTTGTGAGCTCGCATGGCAACCATCATCGCCGGCGGCGACGCCATCGTCACCGTCAACCTCCTGCAGAACGGCAAGCCCTACCCGGCCACCGGGCCGATCAAGGCCGCCATCTACCCGATGAACGGCAAGACCGCCCTGTACGGTGAGGTCGATGTCCCGGAAGACGTGCAGGGCGCGGATTGGGCGGCCGGCATCGTCGCCGTCGAGATTCCTGGCAGCGCCACGGCGAGCCTGGCGTCTGGCGACTACCTGCTGGTGCTTACAGGGCCCGCGATGATCAAGCGCAGCCGGCTCACGGTGGAAACCCTGTTTCTGCCCACCAGGAACTCGCTGTTCATCCGTGACATCGTGGTGGACGAGATCCGCACCGACCAGTTGATGGCGGCCGCCGCAAGCGTCCTGTCCGGCGTCGAGGTCTCCGACGACTACATCTGGGGCAAGGTGCGCGCCGCCGAATCCGAAATCTCGCACACGCTGGGTGTGCCGCTGGTGCCCACCCGGTTCTTCTCGGTGGAGCCCCCGACCCAGGAGCAGATCGATGCCCTGGACGGCATGGCCTGGGAGGTCGAGCCGGCCTACGACTATGCGCCCGACCTGTTCCGTGGCGACCGCTGGGGCCTGCTGGTCACGCGCCAGCGCCCGATCATCGACATCATCAGCTTCTCGTTCACCTACCCGTCCTCCAAGGACTCCTACATGCCGATCCCGCTGGACTGGATCCGCTGGGATGCCAAGTATGGGTCGCTGAACCTGGTGCCGTCCTCGCCGGCGATCTTCGCCCAGATGGACGCCATCATCATGACGGCGCTCACCGGTGGCCGCGCGATCCCGCAGATGATGCGGCTCGACTACACGGCCGGCCTCCAGGACGTGCCCAACCAGTATCCAGAGCTGATCGACGTCACCAAGAAGTTGGCCGTGCTCAAGATCGTGGCCGACTCCTATCTGCCGCAGTCCGGATCGATCAGCGCCGACGGCCTGTCGCAGTCGCTGAGTGTGGATATGGGCAGGTACCAGGAGGTGATCGATCACACGCTGAACGGGCCTGACGGCTCGAATGGCGGCTTGATGCGCAAGCTGCACGGCATCCGCATGCTGGTGATGTGATGCGCCTGAATCCCGCCGCCTTCAATCGCCACCTCGACCACATCGGCCAGTCCTTCCGCTGGCGTAAGGCGTTCGCCTGCCCGTGCGTCGACCAGAACTCCGGCTCGGCCGACTACAACTGCCCGCGCTGCCACGGCCAGGGCGTGATCTGGAACTCCGCCGTCGACGCCAAGGCCGGGGTGGCATCGCAATCCGTGCAGACGCGCTGGGCGCAGTCCGGCCGCTGGGAGGATGGCGACCTGGTGCTGTCCGTGCAGGGCAGCTCGCCCATGTGGGCGATGGGCATCTTTGATCGGGTCACCTCGATGAACGCCTCCGACCCGTTCTCGATGGCGCTGGTGCGTGGCGCGCCGACCGAGCGCCTGCGGTTCATCATGGACAGCGTGCAGCGCGTGTTCTGGTATCACCAGGCCACCGGCGAAATCGTCGAGGGCAAGGCGCCGGTGCAGGCCGAGAACGGCAGTCTGGCATGGCCGGATGGCGGCGCGCCGCCCGACGGCATGCAGTACAGCCTGTCGGGCACCAAGCGCCTGGAATACTACGTCTACGACCAGTTGCCCCGGAACCGGAACGAGCACCACGGCGCCCGGCTGCCCAAGGCGGTGGTGCTGCGCCGCTTCGACCTGTTCGGCCGGGGCTTCAACCAAGGGTCCGCTTGATCGCCTCGGTCATGGCGGCCAGCGCCAGGGGCTGCATCTTGTCGGTGACGCCCTTGGCGATGAAGCGCCCGGGCTCCGGCTTGGTCACCCAGCCCTTTGAGCCTTCGATCATCACCCGGAAGGTGAGGTAGGTCGAGTGCGGGGTCTGCGCGGTGCCGGTGTCGAACCGGACCATGCCGTTCAGGTTGCGCCGCTGCTGCGGCGTCAGGCCTTCCATGCCCTTGGTCTTGAGCCGCCCGCCCCACTGGTACTGGTTCTGGTTGACCATGGCATGGCCCTTGGTCTTCGCGTCGGACAGGAAGGGCGAGTGCAGCGCGCTGGCGCTCATGCCTGACTTCGGGTTCAGGTGCACCATCTGGCCGGACGGCCGCTGGCCCTGGCCGGTCACGCGGCTGGCGTTCAGGGCCTTGGCCATGGCGTAGACCGATTCCGGCATGGCTGGCGCGTGCGCGTTGTTGCCGGGCGTCTGGTGCCGGAACGGGATGATCAGGAAGCGCTTGCCCTTCTCGGTGCGCCGGACCTTGTCCGACGTGTTGAGCATCTTCTTGAGGTCGCGCCCGGGCCGGCCGTTCTCGATGCCGACGGCCCCCCCGTAGGAGGCCTCGACCACGGCGGTGAAGTCGCCGGTCATCTTCCAGGTGATCGACTGCGCGTAGCGGTCCTTCTCGCCGGACCACAGGCCGCCTTGCTGGAGCACGGCCTGCTGCCAGTTGGCGCTGGTCTGGAACGCCACGGCGCGAACCGCCTGGTGGACCAGCGGGAAGACCTCCTTGGTGATCGCGCCCTTGATGGCCAGGAGGTCGCCGAGCTCAAGGGTCATGTGCATCTGGATCATGCAGGCAGGTTACCGTCACGCCTGGGTCGTGACGGCATCATGTTGCCATGATCCATACGGTCCAATCCCTTCCTGTCGGCAATGCGCTGCGGCTGTTTCTGTCGCCGCCGGCTGACGCGCTGCGTTGGCGCATCCTGCGCAAGGGAACGGATGACTTCGCCGGCCCGGAGGATCCGGGTGCGGTGCTTGTCTACGTGGGCGACGAGAAGGCCGTCCTCGACACCAAGGCGCTGACCAACGACCTGGCCGCGTTCTACCGGCCCTTCTACTGGATCGACGGCGCCTGGGTCGATGGTGGTGCCAGCGCCTCCGGCACGCCGCGCGCCACCTATCAGGACGCCAGCACCGACGTGCTCACCGTCGTCCGTGACCGGCTTGCTGCTGGCCTGGAGGTCGAGCTCCAGCGCAACGTGCTGCGTCACCCGACCGGACAAATTCAGGTCCTGACGGCGCCGCCCCAGGCCGACAATGCCCGCCTGCCGCTGGTCACGGTGCAGCTCGTGTCCGAGGAACCGCCCGAGCGCGCCGCCGGCGATGAGCTGGACACCTCGTTCGACGCCATCGGCGGCGTCTGGGTGGACAGCGAGGGCTGGCTCGCCCGCGTGACCCTGTCCGTCACCGGCTGGTCGCTGAACCCCCAGGAGCGCAACGCGCTGCGCCAGGCCCTGCGTCGGATCATCGTGGCGAACCTGCCGGTGTTCGATGACGCCGGCATGCTGAAGATCGAGTTCAGCATGCAAGACCACGATGCGGTCAACGATGAATTCAAGGCCCCGCTTTACCTGACGAATGGCTCGCTGGTCTGCTTGGCGCCTGTCGTCGTCACCAACGAAGTGCAGACTATCCGCGTCGTCGAAACGGATCTTCTTGCCGATTAATGAGGAAATGATGGCTAAGACCACTGCTGCAACCAACCCGGGCGACGAAGCCCAGACCACTCCCGCAACCGTGAAAGATGACCCGGCCGCCGAGAAGGTCACGCTCGACGAGTTCTGCCTGCGGCTGTCCGCGTCGGTTCGCCGGCCCGAGCTGATCAACGGCTTCTACTACGTCGAGACCAAAGCAGGGCGCGTCAAGGATTACGAAAGCGCCTTCAAGTCTCGCTTCGACGCATTCGTCAAAACTCCCGTCTGATTGGAGCAATCATGCCTGTTTTCTTCGATGGCCGTCTGCTTGTCTCGCCCACCACCGCTTCGAAGGTGGACGACAGCGCGATGGCGAACAAAAACCTGACCGTCGGCAACGTCGTCGCCTTCATCGGTCGGTCGCTCGGCGGTAAGCCGAACACGGCGCTGCGCTTCGGCACGCCGTCCGAGGCGGAGGCGGTGCTGGTCGAGGGCGAGCTGCTGGACGCCGTGCGCGCCGCGTTCGACCCGAGCCCGGAAACCAATGCGCCGCAGTCGGTCGTGGCCGTCCGGGTGAACCCGGCGGAGCAGGCTTCGCTGACCCTGCTGGACGCCAGCTCCAACCCGGTGATCACGCTCAAGTCCACCGACTACGGCCTGCGCAACAACCAGATCAAGGTGAAGGTCGAGACCGGATCGACCGCCGGCAAGAAGCTGACCACGCAGTTCGGCAACGACTACTACACCGCTGACAACGTCGCGCGGAACGCCTTCGGCGTGCAGTACAGCGGCGCTGCCGCCACGGCCACGATGTCGATCACCGGCACCAGCATCGTGCTGCAGGCGCCCTCCGGCACCACGATCGACACGATTGAACTGGCGACCTTCAAGACCGTGCAGCAGGTCGTGGATCGCATCAATTCGCTGACGGGCTTCGCGGCGTCGGTGAAGGACGGCAACAACAACAAGCTCGCCCTGAACGGCCTGGACTATGTGACCAGCCAGGATGTGAAGACCGCCGAGTTCGTGGTCACCGCGAACCTGCAGGCCATCATCGACTGGTTCAACAGCTCGGGCGAAGGCTTTGTCACGGCCACCCGTGGCGCCACCGCCGGTGCTGTGCCTGGAAACGTCGGCTTCACGTACCTGTCCGGCGGCTCGGATGGCATCGTCACCAATGCCGAGTGGGCGGATGCCTACGAGACCCTCCAGACGGTGGACGTGCAGTGGGTGACCCCGATCTCGCCCGAGCCCTCCATCTGGGCCATGAACGACGCGCACGTCTCCTTCATGTCGAACAACAAGAAGGAACGCCGCGCCATCGTCGGCACCGACCTGGGCACGTCCAACGAGGACGCGATCTCGGCCGCCAAGTCGCTGAACAGCGACCGGACCTCGCTCGTGCACATTGGACACTACAGCTACGACCCCCAGGGCAACCTGGTACTGCGTCCGGCCTACCTGACCGCCGCCCTGATCGCTGGCGCGTTCGCCGGCGTGAACCCGGGCACGCCGATGACCAACAAGGCGCTGAAGGTCGTGGCCCTGGAGCGCGACCTGCGCAACCCGACCGAGACCGACGTGCTGATCAACGGCGGCGTGCTGTGCGTCGAGAACACCGACACCGGCTACAAGGTCGTGCAGTCGATCAGCACCTGGCTGATCAACAGCAACTACAACCGCCGCGAGGTCTCCACCGGCGTTGCTGTGGACTTCACCGCGCGCAACTGGCGCCAGGCCGTCGATTCTCTGCGCGGCTCGAAGTCGAACCCGCTGCTGATCTCCCAGGCCATCAGCCGCTCGGACAGCGTGCTGCGCGAGCTGTCGCGGCCCGAGCCGCAGGGCGTGGGCGTGCTGGCCGGCGACGAGGCCAACCCGCCCTACAAGAACATCCAGGCCAGCATCGAGGGTGATGTCCTCCGGCTCCAGGCGCAAGTCTCGCCGGTCATCCCCAACAACTACATCCTGATCACGATCGCTGCGGTGCCGTGGTCCGGCTCGGCCTCGGCTTAATCGTTGGATCGCACCCGGGAGTAATCAGCAATGCAACAAAATATCAAAGTACGGTCGGGTAACCGGATCGTCGTGCGGTTCGACGGCAAGGAAATCGGCCTGATCCAGAACGTCAGCATGAACGACGACTACGCGCCGGAGCCCGCCTCGGGCGTCGGCGACATCCACGTCGCCGAATGGGTGCCGACCATGGCCCGCCACACGCTGAACGTGAGCGCCATGGTCCTGCGGCGCGGCGCCATGCTGGAAGCCGGCATCGCCATGGAGAACGGCGACGCCGTCCTTCAGGGCTTGGTGTTCGATTTCGAGTCCTATGACAAGGACACCGGCGACCTGCTGCGCAAGTACATGGGCTGCTCCTACGCCTCGGGCAGCATCGAGATCCAGAAGCACGCGATCACGGTGCAGCAGGCCGTGTTCAACGCGCTGGATGTATCCGGCCTGGCTGCCTAGCGCGTCCACGCCCCACGACAGCCGCCTGCTGGCGGCTGTTTTCTATCTCACCAGGAAAACTCATGGCCCGCCTCCCCAACCGCACCGATTTCACTGTTCCCGTCGAAGGCATCGGCGCCTTCACCTTCGGCAAGCGCAAGCTGCGCGACGAGCTGGCGATCGGCTCGGAATACTCGCGCCTCACCGAGGGCGTGGACACCCCCACGCCGTGGCTCGAGGCGGTTGCCGGCTGGATCGCCGCGCTGAAGGTGCTCACGGTCGCGGCCCCGGATGGCTGGGACATCGACGAGATGGACCCGCTCGACCCGGACACCTACGCGAAGCTGCGCAAGGTGCACGCCGCCCTGCGCGAAAAGGAGGGCTCCTTTCGCCGCTCTGGCGATGCAAACGGCCAGGCGGACGGGCAGGGAGTGGTCCCGGACAATGGAGTTCGCGTTCCGGCGCCGGTACAACCTGCCGCCGACTGACCCGCGTTTCCTCGACGCCACGCGCGAAGAAATCGCTGCTGATTTTTGGGCGCACCATTACGCCGAAAGCAACGTGACGGAAGAATTCGAGGATACCGAGTTCGATGCCGACGAGATTACTGCGCAATGGGCCAAAGAAGATGCGGCCGCTGGCCGGGCAGGTGATCCTGACGACGAATTCGAAACGGTGATTGACACCACCAAGGGCATTTCATGAGCATCAAGATCCCGGTCGAAGCCAAGTTCGACACCGGCGACGTCTCCCAGGCCACCGCGAAGCTGGTTCAGCAGATCAATGCGGTGGGCAAGGCCGTCGCCGAGGCCAACAAGGTCAAGTACAGTCCGATCAGCAAGGCTTCGATCGACGATCTGAAAAAGATGCAGGCTCAGTACGAGAACCTGCAGAAGATTTCGGGTGCCTTCAACTCGAAGCTCAAGGCTACCGGTCAAAAGGGTCAGGACTTCTTCAGCCTGGACTGGTCGAAGATGTACTCCGACCCTGCCGTGCGCGCCCGCGCGATGCGGCAGCACTTCGAGTACGTCACCGGGCGCACCTTCACCGCGTCGACGCCGCCTGCGCAGCCGCCCGTCCCGCCTGGCACGCCGCCCGCGCCGCCGCCACCGCCGGGCCATCCTCCCGGCCCCGGCTCGTCTCGGGTGATCGGCCGGCAAATTCTGGCGTCGGGCCTCAATGCCGCCGGTCCGGTCGGCGGCGTCACCAACACCGCGATCGGCATGGGGATGTCGGGCGGCGTTATCTCCGGCTTGGCCGGCCTGGCGGGCGGCCTGGTGGCGCTCGCCGTCGGCAAGGCCGTGGGCGGGGTCCGCGACAAGATCGGCGACGCCGAGCAGGAGGCCATCCGCTACGACACGCTCAAGCGCACGCTGGGCGACGTGAACGTCGGCTTCAACCTGCTGCGCGATAGCCTGCGCACGGCCTCCAAGGAGCTCGACGTCACCTTCGAGGAAGGCCAGCGCCTGGGACTGGAGTTCGCCAAGGCGGCGGGCCTGCGGCCGGGCGACGCCGATTCGCTCGCCGAGGACGTGCTCGTCAACGCCGGGTTCGCGCGCGCTTTCGGCCTCGATCCGTCGCAGAGCAACAACTTCTTCGGCCAGATGCGGGAGATGGGCGTCACCCGCAACGCCAACGATTCGCGCGCGCTGGCACTGATGATCGGCGAGGCGATCGACAAGTCGGGCACCTTCTCCAAGGCCGACGAGGTGCTGGCGGCGATCGCCAACTTCACCCAGCAGCAGACCCGCCTGGGGCTTACCGCCGCCAACGCCAGCGGCTACTCGTCAATGCTCACCGGCCTGATGGGCAGCGGCATCCCGGGTCTGGACCCGCAGGGCGCGGCCATGATGCTTGGCCGCGTCAACGCCTCCATCCAGGCGGGCGGCGCCGCCGGCGAGGCCGGCCAGAACTTCACCTATGCGGCGCTCGGCCGCCGGCTGGGCCTGGACCCCATCCAGACGCGGCTGCTGCAAGAGCAGGGCGCGTTCGGCACCGGCGCCGACACCTTCAAGAGCGGCGGCGTCTACGACCGGTACCGGTCGATGTTCGGCGGCTCGTCGCCGGGCACGGCGTCCGGCTCGGCCGCGACCAACCTCCAGATGCTGATGGACAAGTTCAAGGAGGTCTATGCCGGCCGCCCTGAACTGATGGCCAGCGCCATGAGCAACTATTTTGGCATCAACACCTCGCAGGCGATGGCCCTGGCTACGACCTCGCCCGCCGACCTTGGCGGCGTCATGGGTCGCCTGGGGCGCCAGGGCGTCGATCTCAGCAAGGTCAACGCCAAGGGCATCTCGACCCTGGCGCGCATCAACTCCGGCGACCGCTCGACGCTCGACGAGGTTGCGGGCGGCCTGTTCAACCGGATCGGCAGCGACGCGCTGTCGGATAAGGATGCCCGCCGGCTGCGCGACGCGATGGCCAGCGGCAACGAAGAACAGATGCGCGACGTCCTGTCGGAGCTCGTGGCCACGCGCGACCAGGAGAAGACCGAGGGCTCGGAGACCCGCCGCACCATCGTCGGCGTGCAGAACGAGCTGCAGGAGCTGGCCGCCAAGATGATCCCGCTCATGAACGACATGCGCGCGGGCATCCTGCTGATGGCTGGCGGCAAGGACAAACTCGGGCCCATGGGCATCCGCCTGGCGGTGGCGGAGAACGAGGCGAACGAGCGCAAGGCGGCGGTCGACGCCGGCTTTGCCCAGCGGATCAAGGCCGCCCAGGACGAGGCCAAGCTCGCCAAGGCGGAATCGGAGCGGCTGCGCCAGGAGCAGATGGACCTGGCCAAGACCGGCCAGTGGGCGGGCAAGCCGCTGGAGGAACGGCAGGCTCATGCCGCCGAGGTCGAACGCCTCCAGCAGGTCGAGGCCGACGCGACCGTGCGCGCCCAGGGGCTCCAGAAGGAGCGCGAGGCGGCCAGCAAGGGCGCCGACCAGGCCCTGCAGGCTGAGCGGGCCAAGATCCGCGCCGAGTTCGGCAAGACGCCAGGCTCCAGCAGCGGACCCGTCAGCGGCACGATGAAGGACGCGGTGCAGGAACTCGAGCGCCTGGGCTGGTCCCGCGAGCAGGCCATCGGAATCGTGGCGAACCTCCAGGCCGAGAGCGGCATGCGCACGGATGCCGTGGGCGACAACGGCAAGGCGCACGGGGTCGCGCAATGGCATCCGGACCGCCAGGCCAAGTTCAAGGAGCTGTTCGGCATCGACGTGAAGGATGCCACGCTCAAGCAGCAGTTGGCATTCGTGGATTGGGAGCTGCGCAACACCGAGAAGTCCGCCGGCAACAAGCTGAGGGCCGCGACGTCGGTGGAGGAAGCCTCGACCATCGTGCAGCGGGAATACGAGCGGCCCGCCCAGGCCGACGACGCCTACAACAAGGCGAAACGCGAGGCGATCGCCCGGGACCTCTACGCCAGCATGCAGGACAGCCACAGCACGCCGCTGCCGGCTGGAGCGTCCGCCAGCAGCGGCGGCGCGGGCAGCAACACGCTCAACGTGCACGTCACCGGCACCATCAACAACACCGAGGGCAAGCCCGTCGGCACCGTCCAGCCCATGACGGTCGCCACCCGGACCGGCGCGCCTACCCCGTCCGGAGCCGCGCGATGAGCCCGACCGTCAAAGTCTACCAGCCTGGGGTCAGGGTGACCCTGTTCAAGACCGTGCGGCGGGCCTTCCTCGATGGCACCAACCCCGTCTCGATGCGCTTTAGCGACCAGGACGAGGTGATCGACCTCACGCCCTTCCTGGGCGAGGGCAGCGGCGTGCGCACCTCCAAGTCGGTGCGTGAGCCCGCCGGCGGCTTCTCGCTCACCTTCGCCGACAAGCCGGTGAAGGGCACCAGTTCCTTCGAATCGCTGTTCGGCATCATTGAGCCCATGGACCTGATCGAGATCAGGATGCGCCACGACCCGCCCGACTTGATCGGCAACGTGATCAGCGCTGGCGGCAGCGACAAGGACCCAACCCGGCCGACCATCGTGATGCGCGGCTTCGTGTCGGAGGTCGTGCGCGACGAGATCATGGCGGCCGACGGCAAGCCCACGCGCGCGATCGTGGTGAACGGCCAGGACTACGGCAAGATTTGGCAGCAGCTCCAGATCCGGCTGCTGCCGGGCTACGTGATCGGCGAGGACCTGCTGTCCAGCTTCCGCCTGTTCGAGCGGTTCGGCGTGGGCTTCAAGACGGTCATGCCGGCCAACGAGTTCATCGCCGAGGTGATCGACAAGATCATCAACCCCTACCTGGCGGGCTTCATCCCCGAGGACGCGCTGCTGCCGCGCGCGGTGATCCCTGACATCCAGGTGACCCATGGCGTCACCAGCATCGCGGGCATCCAGAGCCAGCAGGGCACGGTCTACGAGCTCATGCGGATGTTCACCGACGTCGGCGCGTGGAATGAGCTGTATCTTGAGGATCGCGAAGACGGCGTGCATTGCGTGTTTCGGCCGAACCCGGCCAAGGACCTGGACGGCGAGCTGATCTACAACAAGGTCCACAACGAGGACTGGTCGATCCCCAAGCCGATCATTGTGCCGGCAAAGGACATCGTGCAATCGCGCCTGTCGCGCTCGGATGCGAACGTCGCCAACTATTATTGGGTCCGGGCGCCACGCTTCGAGCTGGTCAGCGACATCGACGCGCGCCTGTTCGCGATCCAGGGCAACGACCGCGACAACGTCCTGCTCGAGAACTACCAGAACAGCGCCGTGAGCCTGTACGGGCTGCGCATGATGGACACTCAGACCGAGATGGGTGGCGATGCGGTGACGACCTTCAACAGCGGCCAGGACAAGCAGGACCAGCAGAAGCGCAACAACGACATGGCCGACTGGATCGGCCTGCGCCGCCGGGCCCTGGTCGAGCAGAACAAGGACAACGTGCTGCTCGAACGCGGCATGCTGCGCGTGCGCGGCAACGAGAACATCCGCGCCGGGTCGTACATCATGACCGATCGCGGCGGCATGATGGCAGAATACTACGTGGCCCAGGTGGACCACGAGTACATCCCGTTTCAGGGCTTCTTCTCAACTTTGACGGTCGATCGCGGCATGGGCTTTGTCGAGCGCGTCCGCCGCGAGGGCGGGGCATCCAGCCCGTACCTGGCCGAACTCTATGGTGGCATGGGTGGATAACGGACCTCTGCGCTGGGGCCGCGTCGCGGCCATTCATCCCGAGGACTACTCGGTCGATCTGGTCATGACCGATGACGGCGCGCACCTGGCGGGCGTGCAGGTGCTGGCGCCCATGGCAGCGACCAATGCCGGGTCCAATGACCTGTCGCCGGTGGCGACGCCGCGCAGCGGCAACAAGTGGGACCTGCGCCAGCCGACCGACCAGGACGTGCTGGCCGCCGTGCTGTTCTACGGGCGCTACCCGGTGGTGATCGGGTTCCGCTTCCCGCAGATTTGCCAGATGCTGTTCAAGGAGCTGGGCCGCCGGGTCAACCGGCACACCTCCGACGTCTATTCGACCACGGACGCCAAAGGCAACACCGAGTGGTCCCATCCGAGCGGCACCTATCTGCGCATCGCGGAAAGCCCGGACCACGAGGACCTGACCGGCAAGGACGTCGACGGCAACTGGAAGATCACCAAGAACACCGCCACCGCGCCGCACGTGCAGCTCGTCGTGGCGAATGCCGGCAGCCCGGTGGCGACCTTGCACATCGACCCGAGCGGCAACGTCAGGGTCGAGCACGACGGCAACTTCCTGCACAAGGTCGGGGGCACCTACACGATGGAATCGGCCGGTGCTGCCACGATTAAGGCGCCCAGCGTCACCAACGACACGCCGCAGACCACGATGACCGGCAACCAGTCGGTGGTAGGCGTCATGAACGTCGACGGCGAGGGCGGGACCGGCGGCGCCACCTCCACGATCAAGGGCTCGATCCGGGTGGTCGGTGGCGATGTGCAGGCCGACGACATCTCGCTCAAGGGCCACGGCCACAACGAGAACGATGCGGGCGGCCGGACCTCGGACGCGGTGCCCTAACGGTCGGTGGTGCGCATCCGGCGCAGCATGGCGAGGCAGTGCTCCTTGCCCTGGATCAGGATCCGGGGCGGGTAGCGATCGGCCCGATCCATGAACAGGGCCACCCGGTCCGAGGCGTAGTCCACGTACAGGGTCTGGCCGGTGTATTGCGGGATCATCCGCGACAGCTCCTGGGGCGAGGATATGCCCTGGAAAATGTCCCGCATGGGCATGCAGATGATTTCGGTATCCGAGGCCAACTGCCACTCATCGTCGGCGGCGTCACCGGCGTGGGCGGAGGTAACCATCAGGGCGGCTGCCATTGCCAACAAAGCGTGTTTCATGGTCGTGTCTGAAAATGGGTTGGAGTCCCGATTCTACTGCTCTGCTCAATTTTGAGCAATATTGGATTTTCCGTCGTGACGGCACACTCTGCGCATGAACTTCTCCACGCCCGCCAGTCAGAAGGCTGCTGAGCGCCCGATCAGCTTCGTGCTGAACGACCAAGCGTCGGGCGACGCGCCCGTGAGCGTCGATCTGGTCATCCGGCCGGAAGACCTCACGCGCACCGACACGTCGCGCATGAACGTTCAGCAGACCCTGGGCGGTGCCTGGGCCGACAACTTTGGCCCGGGCGTGCCGATCGTGAACATCGCCGGCAGCACCGGCTGGCGCGGGCAGGGGTTTGCCGGCGCCGACGGCGAGACCCGCTTCCGCCAGTTGTTCGACCAGGTGTTCACGCAGTGGCACGAGCGCCGCGAAGACGCCGTGCTTCAGGGGCGCGACCCGGACCTGGTGCAACTGATCTTCAGCGACACGCTCGACCAGTTCAGCGGCGTGGTGGCGCCGACGTCGTTCGTGCTGCGCCGCTCGAAGGCCAGCCCGCTGCTGTGCCGCTACCAGATTTCCATGGCGATCCTCGACCAGAACGTCGATCAGCTCGCCGGCCTGAACCTGTCCTCCGGCCCGCTCGGCAGCGGCCTGACTGAGAAGCTCGGCATCGCCAGCATCATCGATTCGGTCAAGAAGATCACCGCCTTCATCAACGAGGTGAACCAGTTCGTCCAGAACACGCTGGTGGCGCCGGTCAAAGCGTTCCTGCAGTTCACCCAGCAGCTCTACAGCGCGGTGCGCGGCACCATCGCGGCCATCGACAATCTCGCCGGCAGCTTCATCAGCATCGCGCAATCTGTCGCCCAGGCCGGCGTGAACATCTTCCGCACCCTGGCGGCGGTAGCCAGTATTCCCGGCCAGATCAAGACCCGCTTGCAGCAGATCGCGGGCGCCTACTCGAACATCTTCTGCGTGTTCAAGAACGCGCTGCGCAAGAAAATCTTCTACCCGGACTACACGCCCATGTTCGGCGCTTCGAACTGCTCGTCGACGGCTGGCGGCCGCCCGATCAGCACGATCTCTGGCGAGAACCCCTTCTACAAGGCGGTGCCCACTGGTGGCCCCGACCCGATCACCATCACGCAGAGCTCGAACACGGCGCTGCGCACCCTGGCGGCCAATGATCCGGTCCTGCAGCCGATGTCCACGGACCAGCTCGGCAGCACCATCCAGGCAGCCACCGACGGCATGGCGATCGCGGCATGAGCACTCAATTCGACCGCGAACTCTATGGCTATCGCTACGTCGAGGTTCGGCGTGGCGATAGCCTCCAAAAGATCGCCGCCCGCGAGCTGGGCGACGCCGGCCGCTGGTACGAGCTGATCGCGATCAACGACCTGCTGCCGCCGTTTGTCAGCGATACGGCGGCTGGCCCGCGCGTGGCCGTGGCCGGTCAGGCCATCATGGTTCCGGCGCCGACGCGGCCGGAGGTGGTCAACACCAATCCAGACCAGGTCTTCGAAGCGGACATGGCGCTGAACCGTGGCCGCCTCGAGGTGGAGGACGGCGACTTCAAGGTGGTCACCGGCCGTTCGAACCTGCGCCAGGCGCTCAAGCACCGCGTCGACACGGCGCGCGGCGAGCTGCTCTACCACCAGGACTACGGCTCGCTGGTCAAGCGCATGCTGGGGGCCGTGAACGGGCCCACCAAGGCGCTGCTGTGCGCCCAATACGCCCGCGCCGCCGTGGCCGCTGACCCGCGTATCGCGCGGATCCGCAGTGCCGTGGCGGACACCGTTGGCGACACCACCCGAATCACCGTCGTGGCCGAGCCGATCTCCGGCAATGCGGTCGAAGTATCGACCACGGCACAAGGATCATAGATGGCCTTTCAGACCAAGGATTTTGTGTCGATCGTTGCCTCGATTGGCAACGTGATGAAGTCCACCCAGAACAAGGTGACGGACTTCAACATCGGCTCGGTGTTTCGGACGCTGGTCGAGGCGCCGGCGGCTGAAATGGACGAGATGTACCAGCAGTTCGTCATCGGCCTGATCGAAGGCATCCAGACGGCGGTCTACACCTCGTTCAGCTTCGATCCGATCGATGCCGTGGCGGCGGCCGGCCTGGTGCGGGTGACCATCGAGGCCAGCGATCAGCCCGTGCTGATCCCGGCCGGCACCTCGTTCTCCCCGGCCAATGGCCGCGTGGACTACACGTCCAGCGAGGATGTCACGATCCCGCCGGGCAACACCTTCGCCGACATCCTGGTCGCCGCCGACTCGCCGGGCGTCATCGGCAACATCATGGCCGGCCAGGTCTTCACCCTGTCGCCCACCCCAGACGGCCTGGTCAGCGCCACCAACCTCGACGACTTCGCCAGCGGCACCGACGCGGAAAGCGAGGACGACCGCAAGGTCCGGTTCAACGCCTTCATCCAGTCCCTGAACCGGGGCACGGTGGCGGCCATCGACTACGGCCTGAAGTCCACGACGCGCGAAGATGCCCAGGGCAACCTGATCGAGCGCGTGGTGGCGGCGGCGGTCGTGGAGCCCTACCTCGACGACCCCAACCAGCCGATCGCCTGGGTGCAGTGCTACGTTCACAACGGTGTCGGCAACACCACCAGCGCCCTGGTCGAGCGGGCGCGGGAGGTGATCTACGGCTACGTCGACGCCAGCGGCAGAAAGGTGCCCGGCTGGAAGGCGGCCGGCGTCAAGGTGGACGTGCATGCGGCCTTCGAGCAGGTCGTGGACGTCGCCGGCGTGCTCACGCCGCTAGCCGGCTACGACAAGCCCACCCTGCTCACCCAGGCCGAGCAGGCGATCTTCGGCTACATTCGGTCCCTGGATATCGGCCAGCCGGCGATCCTGGCCGAGATCATCGCGCAGGTCATGGAGATCGAGGGGGTCTACGACTTCGTTCCTTCCGAGCCGCTGGCCAGCGTCCAGCCGAACAAGCGCACCAAGCTGATGCCTGGCGCGATCGACCTGACCTGACATGCAGCTCACTCCGAAGCTCCTGGCCTACCTGCACCGCATCTTCGTCGTCGAGGCGGATCAGTTCCTGGCCCTGCGGCTCACCCACCGCGATGGAATGTCCTGGAAGGTGGCCGACGCCCG